GTTGCATTAAAGGTTCATTTGTGATAAATACATGTATGCAACTTTGCTATTCTTATAAATAAAAGAAAAAGAGAAATCCCTGGAGGAAATTTAAATGGCACTTCTAGTTCCAAATATTGGTGAATTAGACTCACTACGTTATCTCATCAACCAAAGCAATCACGTTGCTGATAGAGAAGATACCGCACCTAGAGATCTTGTTTTAAAACTATTTTCATCGGACACAACTCCTGCTGAGAATGATGTACCTTCTCAGTCTGCCTATTACGAGCCTTATCAGAATGATGGCAGCTTTGGTTACGGTTCAGCTATTGAGACTGGTTACCCAACTTGCGTCAACAACCGCACAGAAGCTCGTTACGATTACGATTCGCAGTATGGTATTCTTCTAAACGGTTCACGTTGGGGAATCACCCAATCAGGCGGAACTACAACTGCTACCTATCCCGAGCAAACCTTTACTTTCACTGGTGCTGCTGGTAACGTTTATGGTTACTACATCACCCGCGCCAACAACATGCCACTAGCACTTCAAGGTGTTCTTGATGCTGCTACTGCTTCAGCTGGCACTACAATCACTAAGGGTGAAGCAGGTGCTGCTGGCACTAAGGATTGTATCGGTCTGATCAACACCAACTTCATCACCGTTCCTACCACTGCTAACAGTGCTTCATTCGGTGGTGTAGATGACCTAACTATCGGCATGATTGCTGGTGGTAACGCTGCTATCCCAGCAAACACTAAGGTTATCGGTATTGAGAGAACCACTACAACTGATTCTCCTTACAACGGTCACAGAGTATACCTAAGCGCAAACCTAACCGCTAACATTCAGGACGCTACCGATCCTACTGTTGAGTTTTCATTCGGTAAGGTTGTAACTGATGTTGCACACCAACTACAGCCTGGTGACGTAATCTATATTGCTGGTGGTACTTCAACTACTGGCGGTACTGTTGCTGCTAACACATATACTGTTTACAAAGTAAACTCAACAACTGAGTTCACAACTACACCAGCACTTCTAACCTCGGGTGGCACTGCTTTCACTGGCAACAGTGACGTAACTCTCTACAGCGCAATCATGTACGCTGAGAGATTCACAAACGGTCCTTACGAGATTCAGAACAACGGTGACCAGATTAAGATCACCCTCAACATCAGCCTCGACTGATATCTCCTAGAAAAGAATACTTTTCTATATTATTTGGGGATTGCTGCCTTGGCAATCCCCTTTTTTACTAAAAGAGGGCTTGGTAATACATGGCGTCATACGTTTACGATAGTAACGACAGTTATCCTTTTTCCTCAGTAGATAATGGGTTTGTCTACGTCAGACCCGCGACATCTACTGAGGATTTTGGTGCTATTAACGTATCTGCCACTTCACAAGAATCATATGCAGAAATAACAGTAAAGCAAAACAACGATACTGCGTTTGGTTTTGCTACTGTAAATGGTACTGCAAAGTACTATAAACCTAAAAAATATTCTTACTCATCATCTTCTGATAATCTCTTCGCTGAAGAAGATAATGGGTTAATAACTAATGCAAAGACTTCAACGGATGATTACGGTACTCTAACAGCTGAAGATGGCATAAGCGTTAGAGAAGACAGGTATCGTATTGATGTAAGTCAAACCATCTTGGCAATGGAGCCAGGATACACATATTCATCAGCATCTGCTCTAGTAGCGTTTGTAGAAAAAACAGATGCTTCTACTTTGTTATTATCAATCTATGGCGGTTCTTCGTTAACTGGAGTTACTGCTGCTATTTCTAAAGTTGCTATTGCTTGGGTTGGTAATGGAACTCCATTTGAGATTGGTGGGTCTGCTAATGAGATTGTAAAAGCATTCTCAACAGTCGGAACTTCTGGTCCGCTCCGATTGGATGTCGCCTCAACAGAGGCGCATATCAGAAGCTATGACTTTGAAAATGTACTGCCATTCAACATAGTTGATTATGGTTCTCTTGGTTTAGTATCAAACCCTGATATTGATTTTGGGTTTGTGTCTCAACCAAATGCTGGGGGGGAAAAGGATTACGGGCTGATCGTAAATGATTCTGAAGAAACGCCATTTGGTCTCTACGAAACAAATGGTATAGGTTTAGAATCTTTCAGCAAGCAAACACCAGCAGAAACAGTACCATTTACATTAAGTGGCGAAGTTGTTCTACCTCTTGCTGTAAGCATCAAAGGTGTTGGATCTGTAAACCTCAGTGGTGCAGCAGTTGAGAAGAATACCGAAGATTATGTAGGAACAGGTAACCTATTCAATACCTCTGGTGCTGCCGAAGTATTTGGCGCAAACCCACCAGAAGACTTCTCGCTATTTGATATTACTGGTAGTGCAGCAGAAAAGAATACTGAAAGATATATTGGAAATAGTATCGTTTCTATTACATTATCGACTTCTTCTAATAAAATAAACACTAATAGTTTTATTGGTGTATCTATATCAGGTTCTGGTACTGGTGTAGGCGCTAACGGTGGATTTAATATTGGCAGTCACTTTAAATTTGATGGAGTTGGTGCGAGAAGATTAGATTTACAACCTTTGAATGTTGGATCATATAACACTATCCAGTTCACTGCCATTCGTGGAAATGACAATAACGGGGGAGAAGATCCCGATACATCCACAGAAAGTTTAGTTCTTCAGTATAGTATTAATAATGGTAATACATTTACAAATGTTGGAAATATTGTTACATATAACGATGCGTCATTCAACAACTTAAAAAGTGTATCTTTAGTAATACCAAATGATGCCAAAACATCTTCAACAATTTTTAGGATTTCTCAGTCTTCTTCTAGTGGTACTGGATTTGATAACTACGGCATAACCGAAATATCATTATTATCATCTCCACCAACAAGTATAGTATTCTCCAATGGATATACTAACCTGAAGTTCACCAGTGGTGCTGGAGAAACCACGCAACTCTTCGCTCTAAGCGGTTCTGGGGTGGAGAAGAACACCGAAGACTATGTAGGTACTGGAAGCACCTCAATCAGCGTTGTGAGCGTTGAGAAGAACACTGAGACGTATGTAGCAGAACTAGCAGGAAATGTCACAGATCTATTCGCTTCCTACGGCGATCTGACGGCAGTAACAGAGTCTGAAGATTATGGTCTCATCACGCAGTCTGCAACTAATGTAGATTATCGCTATCTCTCTAGTGATTACTATGATATTAACGGTGCTGCCGTTGAGAAGTTTATTGCACAAACACCAGAAAATACCCAGCTCTTTACATTCTCTGGTGCTGGCGTAGAGAAGTTCACAAGTCAAGGTGGAGAGACAACTCAACTATTCCAGTTCACTGGAGCAGCGATAGAGAAGAATACTGAAGACTATGTTGCTTCTGGTACATTCTCTACATTCTCTGGTGCTGCAGAGTCTGTAACTTACCGCTACAGCTTTGATTCGTTCATCCCATTCACCGAGTTTGACTACGGCAGTGTTACTCAATCACCAACAAACGACATTGATCTTGGTAGTGTCAGTGCTCCTAATACAGGTGGCGAAAAAGATTATGGTTCAATCACATTTATTAATGAAGTAGTCCCTTATGGATTGTGGACTACATCTGGATTTGCTATTGAACTGTTTAGCAAGAATATTGTTGACAATGGCGGTACAATCACCCTCAGTGGCGAAGTTGTTCTACCTCTCGCAGTAAGTATTATCGGTGTTGGATCTGTAAATCTCACTGGATCTGCTGTAGAGAAGAATACAGAATCTTATGTAGGTATTGGTAATCTCTTTAACACTTCTGGTGCAGCTGAAGCATTTGGTGCTAATCCGTCCGAAGACTTCTCGCTATATGACATTAGCGGAACAGCAACAGAGAAGTTCAGAGCAAATCCACCAGAAGACTTTGCTCAGTTTACTCTTTCTGGTGCGTACAGCAACCTCAAGTTCACCACTCAAGGTGGGGAAACAACTCAACTCTTTAGTATTTCTGGTGCAGCTGTAGAGAAGAACAGAGAGTCTTATGTTGGTACTGGTAGCACTTCTATTGATGTTACTAAGGTTGAGAAGAACACTGAGTCTTACACAGTTGCTCAAGCATCTATTCATGTTCTCTCTGATTATGGTGATCTCAGAGAGTCTGCTGGATCTACAGAAGACTTTGGATTAATCACATCTGCTGCTACTGAGTTTGAGACTGCTGGTAGCGTAGTAAGAGATTACCTCAAGCTATTTGGTTATGCGGTAGAAAAACTTGTTGCTCAGACACCAGAGAATACACAACTATTTGATACTAATGGTACTGCGGTTGAGAAGTTTGTTGCTCAAACACCAGAACAAACAGTAACCTTTACATATACTGGCAGCAGTGTAGAGAAGAATACTGAGTCTTATGTTGGTACTGGTCAGGCAACATTAGATGTATTCTCAGAACTCAGAAAACTCATACCAGCATATGTTGGATTTGGTTTCGCTTTCACAACCAATGGTTCTGCAGAAGCGTTTGGTGCAAACCCACCAGAGAATACACAACTATTCCAAGTATCTGGTGCTGCTATAGTCAAGGTCAATCCAAAATGGAATGGTTCGGGTACTATCAATATTGATATTACATCGGTTGAGAAGCACACCGAATCCTATGTTGGCACAGGTACTCTATTTGAGTTCATTGATTCGGATGAAAGCAGAACCTATGTCTATGATCTAAACGACGTAGTACCGTTCCTAGATGTTGATTATGGTTCTATCAGTGCTGCCGCATTTATAGAGATTGATTATGGTACTGTTGCTGGTGCATTCTCTGGTGGCGAAGTAGATTATGGCACAGTAATCTTCACCGAATCTGTACTACCATTCGGTTCAATCAACCTAAGTGGTGCTGCGATTGAAGCATTCTCTCCAAATACCCCAGAGAATACTCAGATCTTTGTTATCTCGGGCGCAGCTGTTGAGAAGAATACGGAATCTTACGTTGGTGTTGGAACTGAATCTATTACTGGTAGTGCAGTTGAGAAGAACACCGAAGATTATATTGGTGTTGGCAATCTCTTCAATGCTTCTGGTGCAGCAGAATCTACTGGTGCCAACCCACCAGAAAATATCCAACTCTTCGCTACTAGTGGCAATGCAGTTGAGAAGTTCAGAGCGAACCCACCAGAAGATTTTGCACAGTTTATATTCTCTGGTGTTGCGGTAGAGAAGTTTACTACTCAAGGTGGCGAAGATACTCAGCTCTTTACTCTCAGTGGATCTGCAGTTGAAAGGAATACTGAATCTTATGTTGGTACTGGAACTCTATTTGAGATTGTTGATAAGATTGAAAGTAGAACGTATGACTACACTGTATCTCAATCCAATCTACTAAGTGTAGATGATTATGGATTGATTACTGATGCCATTACTTCTTCCGAAGATTATGGCACTGTTGACATAGCATTCACACAAACTGAATCATATGGTGCAGTAGACTTTGATTTCTTATTCCTAAGAGGAACTGCCTCAGAATCTTTTGGAGAAGGATTATATACTGCTTCTGGTACTATTACTATCAGTGGTTTTGGCAAGGTACGCGAGATTCCACGTTGGGTCAGCAAGGATGGCACAATCACTATCAGTGGCACTGGTACAGTACCTGTATCCGTTGCTGAAATCGGATCTGGTAATCTATTTACATCATCTGGTGCTGCTGAAGTATTTGGTGCGAACCCACCAGAAAATATTCAGCTATTCCAAACAAGCGGAACAGCAACAGAGAAGTTCAGAGCAAACCCACCAGAAGACTTTGCTCAGTTTACATTCTCTGGTGTTGCTATCGAGTCTGCTGGATTCAATCCACCAGAGAATACACAAAATATTTCCGTAACTGGTGTTGCTGTTGATGTAACTTCTGTATCTGAGATTGGCACTGGATCTCTATTCACTGCATTTGGTGCTGCTGAAGTATTTGGTGCAAATCCACCAGAATCCACACAACTCTTTGTCTACTCAGGTGTTGCTACCGAGAAGAACACAGAGTCTTATATTGGCGCAGGAACAACTGAGATTGACGTTACACACACAATGCGTTTCGTTCCAAACTGGATCGGTAATGGAACAATCAATATTGATGTCGAATCTACTGAAAAGAATACCGAATCTTATGTTGGTTCTGGTAACGCATTCACATTTATTGATTCTGAAGAGAGAAGAACTTACGATTACACAGTTGAAACTGTCGAAGTTGTCAATGAGTATAGAAATCTTATTAAGGATGCTACAACATCCACAGAAGATTATGGTCTGATTTCTTCTATTGCCAGTGAGTTTATTGATAACGGCACTACAGTAAGAAACTACATTGAGATTATTCCAACTTCTATTGTTCGCTCAACTCCCAGAGAGATTGCTTCTGGTTCTCTATTTGCAACATCTGGTGCTGCAGAAGTCTTTGGAGTCAACCCACCAGAGAATACACAGCTATTCACATACACTGGTGCTGCTTCTGACATCAAGCACACTGAGTCCTGGGTCGGTACTGGATCTCAAACTCTCACAGGTGAAGGTGACGAAGATCTCGTCAAGTCCTTCGTTGGATCTGGTGTTCTCGTTAGCATCAGTGGATCAATCTTCTTCATTGGTTACTTCCCATATACTGATTATATTACATTCTTCACATCTGGTGCTGCTTCTTATAAGGAAGTCAACGCCTTCAATGGAACTGGCACAACAACCACATCTGGTTCTGCTGTAGTTACAAACACAGAATCTTATGTCGGTACTGGATCTCTATTCGGATTTAGTGGTGCTGCTGAGTCTGTAACTTATGTTTACAATATTGATGTTGTTATCGGATTTAATGAAGTTGATTATGAGTTTGTTACTGAGATTCCATCTATTGACATTGATTATGGATCTGTCGCTCTACCACCAACTAGCGGCATATTTGATTATGGATATATTCGTTACGAAGAAACTATTATTGGTGCGACAGGTCAGTTTACTTTCGGTGGTTCTGCAGTTGAAAGCAACACAGAAAGATACATTGGTACTGGCAGCACTTCTATTGATGTATTCTCAACCGAAAGAAACACAGAAAGCTTCAACGGTTCTGGTAACCTATTCACCGCATCTGGATCTGCTGAAGTATTCGGCGCTAATCCCCCAGAAAACACTCAACTCTTCTCTGTATCTGGCGTTGGCAATACTAGAGAGATTGCAGTCTACACAGCATCTGCATCTGGCACAACCACTCTCAGTGGAGCAGCGGTTGAGAGAAATACCGAAGATTATGTTGGTGATAATCCAATCTTTACGATTGATGTATTCTCCACAGAGAAGAACACTGAAGCATTTGCTGGCACAGGAACAGAGACACTCAGCGGTGTTGGCGCAGAGAAGAACACCGAGTCCTACGTTGGAACTGGCACCTTCTCTGTTCTGTCTGGCGCAGTGGAAGCATTTGGTGCTAATCCACCAGAGAACACTCAACTATTCACTTACACTGGAGCTGCTACAGAGAAGAACACTGAGTCTTATGTTGGTGTTGGAACTGAATCTATTACTGGAACAGCAGTTGAAAAGAACACCGAAGCATTCGTTGGTTCTGGCACAGAGACTTTAAGTGGTGCTGGTATTTACAATACCACCGAAGTTTACATCGGTACTGGTGTTGTTTCTACAATCTCTGGTGCTGCTGAAGCATTTGGTGCCAACCCACCAGAAGATATTACACTATTCACCTACACTGGAGCTGCGGTAGAGAAGAACACCGAGTCCTACGTTGGCACAGGATCCACAACTGCAAGCGGTGTCTGTGTAGAGAAGAATACGGAAGCGTTTGTTGGATCTGGTTCCTTATCCACTGTTTCTGGTGCGGCAGAATCTTTCACTGTCAATCCACCAGAAAATACACACCTCTTCGTCTCTTCTGGTGTCGCAGAAACTAGAGTTATCTATCTCTACAGATTTGAAACAGACGGTCAAGGAACATACACAATCTCCGTATCTCATGTTGAGAGAAATACAGAAGCATATGTTGGTACTGGTTCTACCACTGCTTCTGGTGTTGCCATTGAGAAGAACACAGAGACATTCACTGGATCTGGCGAACTCTTCACATTCAATGGTGCTGCAGAAAGCAGAACAATCAACCCAGAAGAAGACGTTGTTCTCTACACCTTTGTTGGTACAGCAACCGAGAAGAACACAGAATCTTGGGTTGGTACTGGAACAGAGACACTATCTGGTACTGCAAAAGAAAAGAATACAGAAGTATATGTTGGCACTGGAACTACCACTGCTTCTGGTATTGCTGCGGAGAAGAACACCGAAGTTTACATCGGTACTGGTTCTGTTTCTACTCTATCTGGGGCTGCAGAAGCATTCGGTGTCAATCCACCAGAGAATACACATCTATTCGTTTACTCTGGTGCTGCCACAGAAAGAAATACAGAGGCATATGTCGGTACGGGCACAGAGACACTCAGCGGCACAGCAGTAGAGAAGAATACAGAGTCCTATGTTGGCACTGGATTTATCACTGCTCTATCTGGTGCAGCGGAAGCATTCTCCGCTCAGACACCAGAGAATACGATTCTCTTCACATTCTCTAGCTCTGCTGCTGAAGCATTCGTTGCTCAACCACCAGAAGACTTTGCTCAACTTACATTCTCTGGTTTCATCACAGAGAGAAATACAGAAGCACACTTTGGTACTGGCACTGCAACTCTCAGCGGCACGGCAGTTGAGAAGAACACTGAAGCATACAACGGCACAGGAACTCTCACTGCTTCTGGTGTTGGACTCGAAGCATTTGCGTGGGCAAACTACAACGGAACTGGCTCTCTATTTGCTATCAGTGGTGCTGCAGAGGCATTTGGTGCAAACCCACCAGAAGATACCTCACTCTTCACCTTCACTGGATTCTCTGTTGTTCTCAATACATACAGCGAAGTTGGCACTGGCACAGAGTTTGTTACTGGCACTGCGATTGAGAAGAATACAGAATCCTACGTTGGCACTGGTCAACTCTTCAACTACGATGGTTCCGCAGAAAGCAGAACAATCAACCCAGAAGAAAATACTATACTGTACACATTTGTCGGATCAGCAGAAGAATCCTTCACCACTCAAGTCGATGAAACGACGCAAATCTTTACTATTAGTGGATCAGCTGTCGAAAGAAACACAGAAACATATTATGGATATGAACAGTATATTACTGGCGGATCTGCTGTTGTTATAGCATACAGATCATATATTGCATCTGGTTCTCTATTTGCAACATCTGGTGCCGCAGAAGTATTTGGTGTAAATCCACCAGAAAACACACAGATCTTTACTTACAGTGGTGTTGGATTTGAAAGCACAACTAATGTTTACTATCCAGAAGGATACATTTATATCGATATTGATTCTGTTGTCACGGAGACAAAAACATATACTGGTTCTGGTTCTATCTCCAACTTCAGTGGTGCTGCCGAATCTACTGGAGCAAATCCACCAGAAAATATCCAGCTATTTGTTTACTCTGGTTCTGCTACCGAGAAGAACACCGAATCTTATGTCGGTCTATGTGACATCTCTGTTGATGTATTCTCTGTTGAGAGAAATACCGAAACATACGATGCGACTGGAACAGCAACCCTCACTGGCACTGCAGACCAGAGCAATACAGAATCTTATGTAGCATCTGGCTCGCTATTTGCTATCAGTGGTGCTGCCGAGGCATTCGGTGTCAACCCACCAGAAGATACAGTTCTTTACACATTCACTGGTGCTGCAACAGAGAAGAATACAGAATCCTACGAGGGTTCTGGTTCACTTTACAATGTAGGAAGTGGTGCTATCACCAGAGCAGTTGCTATCAACAACACCATTTACGTTACTATCACTGGTGATTCTGGTGATGCGAGAGCAAGAGTATTTGTTGCTTCTGGCACAGCAACTCTATCTGGCACTGGTGCAGAAAGTTACACTCGTGCTACTTACATTGCTACTGGCACAGAAACTATTTCTGGAGCAGCAACAGAAAGAAACACAGAATCTTATGTTGGTTCTGGTTCTCTATTTGGTTTCAGTGGTGCTGCAGAATCCACGGCAGTCGTTCCAACCAGCAATATCTTTGCAACATTCTCTGGTTCTGCTGGTATTGTCAGAACAAATATTGTCATTGGAGATGGCACACTATTCGCGTTTGATGGTGCTGCTGAGTCTGTTGGAAGAAGACCAGAAAATGATACTGTTCTATTTACAACTAGTGGAGAATCTCAGATTCTATGGAATCCTTTCCGCCCACCAAGAAGTTACGTCACCATTATCTAATCTTATAAATAAGAAAAGAAAGCACTAGGATAGGTATCTCCATGACTACTAGAGTCAAACTAAGAAGAGGAACTACCGCTGAGCACGCTGCTTTTACTGGAGCGGAAGCGGAAATCACATTTGATACGGATAAAAGTACTGTAATCATGCACGATGGAGTAACTCAAGGAGGATTTGAAGTAGCAAAGCAGAGTACCTCACTTGCCCTGTCAATCGCCCTAGGTGGTTAATCAGTAAAAAATATTCAGAGATATAAAAAATGGCAAAACGTTTAGTATTTAAATCTACATTTTCCCCTTCAACCAATGAAGTAACTATTGAGGGAAATATTCGTAGAAGAAGACTTCTTCTCATCACTAATGTAAGTAAAAATATTATTATCTACAACTTTGCTGAACCAACCCTAGGTGCAACAACATTTAGTTTTGATCCAGTAGAAGAAGAGACAACAATCACTCTGGTGAAAGATTGTTCTGCTATGGATGAAGATGACACTCTTCAGATCTTCTACGAAGAAGATGCCGTAGCATTTGAACCAGACGAAGCATATACTGACCCTGTATCAAAGTTCAGAATCTCTGAAGCTCAGACTCTGATTGACACGGACTTTGAATATGGTCTTCAGTCAACCAAGTGGGAAACGATTGAAATGTTAAACAACATTCCATCGTTCTTTAGTAGAAGTGGCGACACTCCATTGGTTGTGACAGAAGTTGCTGTAACTAACGATAACGATACGATTATCGTAACAGCTCCTTCACATGGTCTTTCTGTAGGTACTCCACTTGACGTTCGTGGTCTTAGTGTAACTACACTAGAAGGTAGCTACATTATCAAAAACGTACTAGACACAGATAGATTCACATTTGTTGCCAGAGAGAAAGCAACATTTACTGGATCTGTTTTTGGTTCATATACAACTATTACTCCTGGACAGTTTTATCAAGGTTCTCAAGTTCCTTATAAATCTATTTTTACTGATGCGGTAAACCCATCAACCATTACGATTGAAACTCCATATCCATCTGGGTTTGTTAATGGAGCTGCATTCTATCTAACTAACACCATTGCTCTCAGTAACATTTCATTTGATGCTACTCTGGTCGATATCACTGATACCTTGACAACAACTGCAACTGTTAACCCAACAGGAACACAGTCTATTGGAACATTAGATTCTTATAATGTAACTATTTGGGATAAGCAAGGATTATCTGGTGTTTCAAATACCAAAGCATTTACTAGTGACGCTGTTGATGCAACAACAAATAATATTACACTAACTGCACACGGATTCTCTGATAACCAAGCAGTAGTTATTTTTCCTGCGTCTGGTGCTACAATGCCTGGCGGTGTAACAGGTGGTCGTGCATATGTTCTCAGAACTATTGACGCCAATACTTTCTATCTAACAAGATACTGGAGTTCAACAACTAAAGTAGATATTACTTCTCAAGGTAGTGGACAGTTTGCTATTGTTAGAGCGCATGGTGTAAGAAGCATCAACTATAGCAACGATCAAATCAAGTTCTTTGATAATCCTGGATGGGCTAGTTCACAGAGATTTGTTTACTACAGAGGTGATCAAAGCCCTGCTCTCATTCAGCAATCATCTGCTGGTACTACTGGTCCTGCTGATGCTGTTGGCACTATCGCAGACTGGTATACTGCGGATTCAGCAAACTTAACCAGTACATATTTTGTTACTGGTGGTGCTTCTGCAGATTGGACCATCAACTCAACTTCAACTGGTGCATATAATGTTACTGAAGGTCCACTTCTAGCAATCAACTCACTCAGAAAAGAGTTTGGTTCATTTAGTGGAACTGGAAGTATTAATGCAACAACACTAACAATCACTTCGGTAACAGATGGTCGCTTAGCTATCGGTAGCGTTATTTCTGGTACTGGTATAACTGCTGGCACAAGAATCACTGCATTTGGTACTGGTACTGGTGGTATTGGTACTTACACAACTAGTGCTTCACTAACGGTTGCTTCCACCACTATCACTGGTAACCTGCAATATCAACAAGATTCTTTAGGGGTTACCATTTTTAATGCAACTTCTCGTAAAGGAACAAATCACGGCACAGCAAATAGTGGCATTGCCCTTGTAACACCAAACATGATTTCTGGTAACTTTATTAACTTTGGCTCTGGTACTTCTGTATTTACCGATGGTACTGGTGTCGCAGTTATTCCTCTTCCAGGAACAACTCTACCTACTGGTCTAGTTGCTGGCAGAGCATATGCCATCAGAACCACTGGAGTTGCTAGTGCTACACCAGCAGCTCCTGCTCTTACATTAGTACAAAACGGAACAACTGCACAAACACTATCTGGTTTCAGTGGACCTGGATTCCTACTCGTTGCTGGTATGGTTATTAACTCAGTTGCATCTGGTAGTGCTACCATTACCATGCAAGGTACTGATGTTAACAACAACAACGCTGGTAGAGGATTCTTAATTAACGGAAACCTTGACCAAAAGTTTGTTTACTATAGAGGTCCATCACTAAACGTTCTATCTTCAACTGGTAACGTATTCCAAGGTGCGGAAGCAAACACTGCTCAATGGTATAATAGTGCTGTAAGTAGTACATTTATTGGATCTGTAAGTACAACAAACGCAAGTGCTACAATCACAGTTAGTGGATCACCAACTGCAATCACAGGAACTTTAGAAATCGGTTCTGCTATTTCTGGTCCTGGTATTCCTAATGGAGCATTTATTCTTGCCTTCGGAACTGGTACTGGTGGTGCTGGAACATATACAATGAGTGCAGCAGCTACTTCTACAACCAGTGGTGTAATCACTGCAGTAAATACTACCTTAGGAACTACTTATTTCTCCAGGTCTTATCCAGCTGCTACTACAATGACTCTTGCGACGACAAGAGGTGGTACAGCATTTACATTCAGTGCTGCTTACACATTTGCAGCTGGTGGTCAGATTCACCTACTTGTTCCTTATCGTTCACTTGAAACTGCTTCCACTATTTTCCACGCAAATCATGGATACAGTGATAACGATGTTGTAAGATACGATGCCAATGGAAACACTGCTATTCCTGGTCTCACAACAAATACTGATTACTTCGTAAGACGCTATGATGCCAACAGATATGGTCTATCACTAGCATCTAATGGTGTTAGAATAAACCTGACCGATTTTGGAGCACAAAACGTTAATACTCACAGCTTCTCACAAACAAGTGGTATTCATGCGTTTGTTCCATACGCAGAATATGCAGCAAGAAACCTCATCAACTTCTCGTCAGCACATGGATTTGTTGACAATGATATTGTCACATATTCAAATGGTGGCGGAACATCTATTCAAGGTCTAACTCAGTTCTCTGGCATTAACATCAGCGCGATCTCATCTACATCATCTAACTTTACTGTAACCACAAGTGCTTCAACTTGGGCAGTTGGTGAAGGTATTGTAATCTCTGGTGTAACTCCATCCGCATATAACGGAAGCTGGACGATTGCCTCAACTAACGGGACTACATCATTTACAGTTACATCAACAGCAAACCCTGGAACTGGTTCGGCATTTGGAACTGCAACTAAGGGTTACTATGTTGACTTGAGTTCCCCAACTAAGTTTGGTCTCAAAACAACTTCTATTGGCAACCGTTTAGACCTTGAAAGTTTTGGTACTGGTTCTGCTCATGTCTTCACTAAGACTATTACCAACCCAACTGCCGATACTATCTTCAAGGCAAACCACGGTCTAGTACCTGGCACAGAACTTGTTTATGATGACGGTGGCAATACCACAATCGGCGGTTTAACTGACCTTCAAACGTATTATGTAAAGGAAGTTATTGGATTAGATAGATTTACTCTATCAGCATCTTCAGGTGGAACTAGAATCAACTTATCTTCCACTGGTACTGGAACACAATCATTAAATATTCAGACTGCTGGATCTTTTGACGGCGCTTACACTGTATCTAACGTTGTTTCACCAACTCAATATACATTTGGTGTTTCTGCTCAGATTCCAAAGATTCAAAGATCTTTAAATCCAACAACTCAGTTGAACACAACCACTGATGTATTTACTATTACCAACCACCGTTTTGCAACTGGTACTGCTATTGAGTATAGCAATAATGGAAATACATCCATCGGAAACTTAACAAATAATGATACTTATTATATCATTAGACTTGATAAAGATACATTCAAGTTAGCAGATACTTACGAGAATGCTCTTGCTGGTTCAGCAAGAGACATTACTGGTGTTGGTACTGGAACTTCACATGTCTTCACCTCATTTAGTGTTGTAGGTGAAGTTGCTGGTGCTGGTACTGTAGATATTAGTAGTGGTCTGGCAACTGTTACTGGAACAAATACCACATTCCTATCAACATTCCGTGTTGGTGATACTATCATCATCAATCTAGGAACAGGTTCTGTACTTGCTTCTGAGATTATTGCTATCAAGTCCAACACATCTCTAACGATTGCAGATGCTGCTGCTTCTACTTTAACTGGATTAACATATCTGATTCCTTCTGGTCTCTATGTGCGTCCTGGTTGCTTCAGCCTACACAGACCATTTGACGGTGGTGTTGAAATCAACGCTGGATACGGTGCTGACTCACAAATCATTCGTCAGACACGTAGATACTTCCGTTACCAGTCAGGTAAAGGTTTAGCATGTCAGTTCGCTATTAACTTCAACCCATCTATTGAGATTCAGTCAATCACAGCAAGTGGTAGCGTTGCTACGGTAACTACACTTCTTCCACACGGTCTGATTGCCAACAAGGCATTCACTGTTGCCGAAGCAGAAGTTAGCTCGGGTGTAAACTACTACAACGGAACTTTCCCAGTTCAGAGTGTTCCTTCTTTGACCACATTTACTTACGTTATGGATGGAGAACCATCTGACACTTCGGCAAACGGATTCCCCAAACTACAAGTTAGAAACTGGAATGGTTCTGCTATTCGTTGTGGTATGTTTGACACCCAGAATGGTATGTTCTGGGAGTATGATGGCACAACTCTATATGCAGTAAGAAGAAATAGCACTCAGCAGATTGCTGGTACTATCAATGCCACCAAAAACAGTCCAGTTATTTCAGGTCAAGGTACTCGTTTCCTTGAGCAGTTATCTCCTGGTGACTACGTTGTAATCAGAGGTCAATCATATAAGATTACCAATATTGCTTCAAACAGTACAATGTATGTTTCCCCTTCTTATAAGGGAGTTACAACAACTCGTGCGATTATCACAAAAACTATTGACGTTAAAGTTCCTCAGAATCAGTTTAGCATTGATCCTTGCGATGGCACTGGTCCAACAGGATATCTTTTAGACATCGGTAGGATTCAGATGGCCTACATTGACTACTCATGGTATGGTGCAGGTAAGATTCGTTTCGGATTCAAGGATCAGAACGGTCATGTTAAGTACATGCACGAGTTCAAGCACAACAACAAAGAGTATGAAGCGTACCTACGTTCAGGTAACATGCCAGCTCGTTATGAGGTTATTAACACTGGTGTTCCCGCTTTCGCTCCTTCTCTAGCACACTGGGGTACTACCATTCAAATGGATGGTAAGTATGACGATGATGGTTCATACCTCTTTACTGGTTCTTCATCACTACTATCGTTCTCTGGTAGTTCAACAACTACAACTGGTACTGCTGGAAACTATACTTATGTAAACACTGATGGTTCTACTACATCCATCCCAACAACTTCAACTAGCACATCTACCATCCCCACAACCAGTGTTGACCTTGTTAACAACAGGATCACTTTAGCAAATGCTTCGTCATTATTCTCCAACGGTTCTATTATTCAATACCAAAACGGTGGTGGTGCAAATATTGGCGGATTAACTTCTGGTTCTTATTATTTTGTAAGGAACGTAACGTCAACCAACTTCCAGCTCTCATTAACATCAACTGGTTCTATTATTGACTTGAATACAACACAAGGAAACAACGCTCAGTTCTTCCGCTACAACTTCCGTTATAACGTAACTCTGACATCTGTTCCTGGTTATGGAAGCAGAATCATTCACCGATTCAGAACTGATGCTTCTGGTTTCGCTGCGATTGGTTCGGTTTCATTCGGTACTCAAATCAGTTCAACCGCTATTGCGGCAGTAACTGCTTTAGCTGGCGGGCAAGCAAGGATTTTCCGTGTTCTCAACACTGGTGGTGGTAGTGCTGATATTGACTTCTTCTTCACTGCTACAGCAGCTGCACAGAATACCAACCCACCAGGAACAACTGGTTTCATCGCTGCTTCTACATCATCGGCACTAGCGCATACAGTTGGTACGGATACTCCGATTCCTTCATTGATTCCGATGATTTCTGTTCGTCTTGCTCCTTCTGTTGATAGTGGTCTCATTGGTAACGTTGGTGTGAGAGATATCATCAACCGAATGCAACTTGCTCTACAAACAGTTGGTACACTCACAACCCACGATATTGAGATTCGCCTCATTCTAAATGGCGCATTGAGTCAATACAACTGGCAGAATGTAGGAAGACCTTCATTGTGTCAATATATTTCACACCAAAACGATGATACTGTGGTTGGTGGTACGACCGTGTTTACCTTCCGTGCTTCTGGTGGTTCTACTGAGGCAAGTGGTAAGAAACTATCTAACGTGTTTAACCAAGATATTGATAACCTACTATCGCTAGGTAACTCAGTCCTCGGCGGTGATGGTGTATTCCCTGACGGACCAGACGTTCTAACGGTTGCCGTTGCTCCTCTGAACGTCTCTGGTATTACGGTTAACTCACCACTATCCCTATCGTCAAGAATCACTTGGTCTGAATCACAGGCATAATCATAAATATCTAATAAAGGTAACACAGAAAAATGACGAAAGAAGTTCAGTTTAGAAGGGGGACTACAACTCAGCATAGCACCTTTACGGGTGCTCTTGCTGAGGTAACTGTTGATACTGATAAAAAGGTTGTCGTAGTACACGATGGCGTGACTGCTGGTGGGCAGGAAATGGTTGGTAGAACCGCTACACAAACCCTAACAAATAAAACACTCACCTCACCCGCCATCAATGGTGGAACAATCAATAATGCTTCTGTTGGAGCTACCACCAGAAGCAGCGGTGCTTTCACCACCCTAGATGCAAATGGCAACGTTATCCTCGGAAGCGATTCTTCGGATACTGTTACTATTAACGGCATTGTAAATAGTAACCTCGTTCTCGGAACTGGAGTTCAGATTCAGGGACCAGGAACACTTGTTATTGATCCAGCTACAGTTGGAGATGACACTGGTACAGTTCAAATCAAAGGTAACCTAGAAGTTCTCGGAACTACTACTACCATTGACTCAACTACAGTAACATTCAATGATCCTTTGATTGTTTTGGGTGATGGTCAGACAACTTCCGCTACTGTTGATACTGGCGGTTTTACTTTAGGAACTACTGGTATTAGTATTCAATATAATCATGCTAACAGTAGATTTAACTGTACCGAAGATTTTCATCTTGCTAATGGAAAGGCTTATGAAATCAATGGCACTGTAGTTCTTTCTTCATCTGCAGTTTTAGGCAAAACAATCGGCGGTACGAACACAGGTGATATTGTTTCTATTGATGGCACTCAAACACTGTCTGGCAAAACCTTAACTGCACCTAGATTTGTTGATACTGGATTCATTGCAGATAGTAATGGCAATGAACTTTTAGAGTTTGGTGTAACTGCCAATGCTGTTAATGAAGTTAAGATTACCAACGCTGCAACTGGAACTACTGGTCCACTGATTCAATCTTTTGGAGAAACTAACGTTGATTTGAGATTGTCTGGTAATGGAACAGGTGATATTGTTATCGTCAATGATAGTGCTTTAAAACCACTGGCAGGTACAACATCTAAAGCTCCAATCCAGTTTACTGTAGGTTCTTTGTTGACAACCGCAACAGCGGGTGCGTTTGAGTATGACGGCACACAGTTTTATTTGACGAATGCAGATACTGCTAACGGCAAAAAGTATGTAGAGACATTAAATAGATATCAAGTAACAGCAAACAATACTGCTATTACTGGTACTGCTATTATTGATGCATTCCCTGCAACAAGTAGTTTTCCTTTCCTTGCTGGTGCATACTATGAGATTGAATATCACATGTATTGGATTCGCACCACTACTGCTGGTACACATACATACACATTAGTCAGCACACAAAACTGGCAATATGCTGCATTAAGTTCTCAAGGTTTACAAAACGCTGGTGTGGTTGGTCAACATGTCAGTTCTTCCAACGCAGCTTCATTAGCACTTCCAGCATCTGCTTCAATGGCGATTGGTAACCATTACCATGTTGTGAAGTCTTATTTCTTAGCAAACGCAACTACTGCTGGAAATATTCGCTTGCGTGTCACTTCTTCTGCTAACGGTATTACACTGCAGAGAGGCAGTTTCTACACTGTAAGAAGATTGCCTGCTGGAAGTATTGGAACTTTTGTTGCGTGATATTTTTCACATATTTTTCAATCCCTCCTCGCGGAGGGATTTTTTTTATAAATATCTATGAAACCTTATGTGGGGGGGAAAGTGAACCTTCATGACGCTAGAAAATAAAAATTTTTCGGTTAAAAATGGTTTATCCATTATCAATACTGAGGTTATCAGTATTGACCGAAAGCTAAGAAATCTCACATTTGATAGCGCAGATTCTAATACGTTAAAGTTAAGTGGCAATCAACTTGTCGCTACTGCTGGTTCTGCAACCATTACCATACCAAACTCTACTGATACTTTAGTAGCAAGAAATACCACGGATACTCTAAAGAATAAAACTTTAGACGATTTTTATGCCATTGGCACAATGATCGTAAACGGTTCTGGTGGTAACGAGGGACAAATCCTGAAAGCTACTGGCGATGGGATGACGTGGGCAGACACATTTAATGGTCTTCCTAGATATGTTCCATATGATTCTGATTTTAATGCAGAATCACAAGGATTATATTTGGTAGATACATCAGATAATACTATAGAAATAACTTTACCAGATACTAGTGCAATTGATCCTTCTACAGGATTGCCTGTGGTAGAAGATGGAGAAGGTATTGAGTTTATTGATGCTAAAGGAACTTGGGGTATAAATTTTGTAAGATTGATTCCCGCAAATAGTTCTGCTTCTTTTATTAACTTAGCAAACATTGAAGATAATGAATATGTTTTTGATTTATCTAACGCTATTGTTAGAGTAGTTTGGGATGGTCAATATTGGAGAGTATTCCCAAGATAGGAGAAAAATAAATGGCACTATATTTAAGTAGTGATTTATCTGGTTCTGGTAGTAGCAGCGGCGGTGGTGGAAGTGGAGATATTAGTAGTGTAATAAGAACCACTACTAGTTGGTATTTTCATGCACTTAGAAGAGATTCTGAAGGTATGTTGTATTACAATACACTAAGACCCACAGATGAAGGAACCATTGATGTTTTCAACGAAGAAAACACACAGTTGTCTGATTTACTTGATGGAGTAGATAATGTTGACGCAAAAGCACCTGTTCTTAGACTGAAACTTATTACAGGAGGAACTAAGTTAGCGTCAGAAGCAAATGAAACATATGTAGTTAATGGATTAGTATCCAATAAAAAAGGAAAAAATTTATCAGTTTCTATAACAAGAGATTCTGATGGGGTTATTAGTGACATTAATGTAACTAATGGTGGCGAAGATTTTGGCGTGGGTGATGAGATTATTGTTTCTTCCACTTTTATAAAAGAAGAATCATCTCAATCAGATTTACATTTATATGTTGATGAGTTGGTAAAAACATATTCAAACTCCCCATCTGATAAATATCAACAGTATAGATTTGATGCGAGAAAAATCTCTTACTATATCGATGATCAAGGTTATTTGGTTGCCAAGTTCGGAAACCATGATTATTCACAATCACCACGTTAATCTCAGGAAGTATAAAAATGGCTGAATTTAGATTAGGTAGACTAAAGTTCAACTGGACTGGCGAATGGCAACCAAACCGCGCCTATGTTCTGGACGATATTATCTCATTCAGAGGTAATACTTACGTTTGTGTGGTTAACCACACTTCTACTGGTTCAGTAGAGCAATGGGAAGATGTTGATCTCAACGCAAGTACACCAAGATGGGAACTATATGTTCCTGGTATTAGAAATGCTGGTTCTTGGCAACCAAATACTTTCTACGCTAAAAATGATCTTGTGCGTTATGGTGGCAATATTTACATTTGTAAAGACAACCACACTTCACCATCCGACCAAAATCTTTTTTACCTAACAAACTTTGCTGGTAACTGGGATCTTTTTTATAACGGCACAGAAAACAAAGGAACTTGGCAGCAAAACACTTGGTATAAAGTCAATGATCTTGTTAAGTATGGAAACAATATTTACCTATGCAATCTAGGTCATACTTCAACGACAGCATTTGATATTACTAAGTTTACTCTTTACTTAGAATCAGTAAAGTTTGAAGATAGTTGGGATTCGAGTACGGAATATCAACCTGGGGACATCGTTCTTTTTGGTGGTTATTCATATACCGCAAAAACTATTAATACTGACAAACAACCAAACAACTATGTTAGCACCGATTGGGAAGTAATCAGTATTGGTTTTGATTCAAAAGGTGTTTATAATCCAGCAACCATTTACGTTCCTGGGGATGTAGTTCGTTTTGGTGGAAACACATTCGTTAAAATGCTTACGAGTGTAGCGGGGATTGCTCCAAATGAATCAGGAGATGGTGCGTTAAAATGGAGTTTAATCTCGGAAGGTTTATCTTATAAAGGTGATTGGGATGACCAAACAACATATCAAAAGAACGATGTAATCACCCTAGCTTCTAGTACTTATGTAAGCATTGCTTACAATAACTTAGGAAGAGATCCTGGAACCAATGATGCAGATGGATTCTGGTCTGTAGTTGCGAGGGGCGATGAAGAAAGTACAATCACAACAAAAGGTGATCTTCTCTACAGAGCGAATGCTACCAACGCAAGATTGCCCATAGGAGATCCTGGTCAGATTCTCTATGCTACAGAAAATGGTATTCCTGGGTGGGGTAATGCAAAAACCAGAAAAGTTTATTTTGTAAACTTAGATGGCGTTGATGATTTTTCTGATGGTTATGGCGGTTCTATTGGAAGAGCTTTTAGAACAGTTAAGTACGCCACTCAGATTGCTGCACAAGAAGGTTGTGACGAACAGAACCCAGCAACGATTTATGTAAAAGCTGGTGTATACGACGAAGAGTGTCCTATTACGGTTCCACCATATTGTTCTGTTGTTGGTGACGACAGTAGAGGAACTATTATCGAGCCAGGTCCAGGTTTAAGTAAGATTCAAAGATTAATCATTGATTCAACATGTTTATTAAAGCCAGGAGATACACTGACTGTTGATACATTAGCAGGGGCAACCAGAACTGCAAGAGTTCTTCACTTTGCTGATACTGACGCTACCCCCGTGGGCAGCGGAGAATCAAATCGCAAAAAAATGGTTTATGTTGAAACCATTGCTGGTGGTCCTATTATCGATACAGATACTTTCTTAAACGGTACTGATTTAGGAACAGCACCTGAAGTAAATATCATTTCTGTTGAAAATCTAAATAACACCAAAGCAACTCTATTCTTCCTTTCGGAAGGTGTGATGCTCAAGGATCTTGTATTCAACAACCCAGACCCCGATGCTGGTTTTGTTATGCCAGATACAACTGGATTGACAATCGAGGAAGAAATAACAAACAAACTTGCTGATATCACACAATGTCAGGTTGGGTTCGTTTTCTGGAGAATCAATCCATTCCTGGTATCACAGAATATTATTAAGAGTCCTTATATTTACAGTTGTGCGGCATACTCATTTAAAGGTGTTGGCGCTATTGTAGATGGTTCTGTCAATGAAGGAAAAGATCACCCATCTCACTTTGCTTCTGGTCACCAAAGCTTACTATTTGGCAACGTAACACAGTTCCCAGAAATGGGTGTTGCGATTTGGTGTAAGGACAATGGAAACTCAGAAATTGTTTCTTGCTTTACTTACTACGCTCATATTGGTTATGCTTGCTCTGGTGGTGCTCGTATGCGCTCTCTCGGTGGAAACAACTCTTGGGGTAACTATGGTTGTTCTGCAAGAGGATTTGACCCAACCGAGATTCCACTTGAAGCAACTATTCGTGGCACAGAATTAAACTTCTATAATGATGCCACAACAGCAGTTGCGACAGCGACTGTTAATGGTAACTTAGTACTAGGAACTATTGCTCAATCTGGAAAGATTAATGGAGATTTCCAAGTAGGTTCTATTATTTCTAACGAAGGATCGGCAAATAATACTAGTATTACTGGTGTTGTAGGAAATGGAACAACTGCCACTGTTTCATTTGCCACTAAACCATTTAATCCTTATGTAGTTGGTAAGCAAATTACAATCAGTGGTGTATCCAATAGTGCTTTTAATGGCACATTTACTGTTACTGGTATTGTTGGCACAGATGGTGTTATTACTGGTGTGCAGTTTGCATCCACTACTACTGCTACTTTAGGTGCTGGTGGTACTGTTAGACCTGCATTGGGTAAGGCAAGAGTTCTTTATGTTCTCGCTGGAAATGATTATACTAAAGTTCTTATCGAACCAATCACAGGATTTATCGGTGACGGTCAAAGATGTGCTCAGATTACAGGATCAGATCCAAACAATCCACCTCCAGTAAATATTCCAGAAGCATCTACTGTTATTGAAAATAGCGAGTTCCCATCCACATCTCCAAGTGAAAGTGCTGCAAACAGAGCAACAAGAGGTGCTAAGTTTGCTGTTATTAATCTACCAGAAAAACCAAAGATTACTAGTGCAGTAACATTTTCTGATAGTGTTGATGGTATTAACTATGTTATTCAAGAAATTGAAAACTACAGTGATGGTCCATCAGCTACATTTAAAGTTCTTGACGTAACAAGAACAGCAAGTTTAGAAAATACTGTAGTAACTATTCCTATTGCCAAAACTGGAACATTTCCAACTGGTGTTAATAGACCCGCTGAAACACATGTAGGTGGAACTGATATTACACTGTATAGTTTATTGACAGGAACAAATAATCAAGTTCTTATTGATAATCCTGGTCAGTTATTAACTTCAACTTCAGCAACTAACATTAATATTTTAAATCCAGAAAGAGTAACAGCAGCTCTTGCTACATACAATACTGCATCAACAACTCTTTATCTACTAGTAGGTAATGAGTTAATGCTACCAACAGCAGTTGTAGATGATCAGTTTAATAGCTATGTAACTGTTGTAAGAGCACAAGAGGGAACTATTGCCCAAGAGCACGCCGACCAAGACTCACCAAACTTTCCACAAAACGCTGTAGTTAGATTTGTAGTTAAATACACTCCAGTAACTACATTAAGACAAGACTCAACAAATCTTTCTAACGTTCTTTCATACAGTTCTTTAACTGGAAATGGTGGTCTTCCTGTATTCTCATTCACAGACCAAGAAGGAGTAGCAACGAAAACAATTAATGAAAATGATTTTATTAAGATCGACAATGAGTTTTTCAGAGTAGATCTGAAGACTTCAACTAATCCTGGAACCGCAATCTTAACATTCTTCCCCGTTAAGTCTGTGTCGGAAGGAAGTGGCAATCGTCTTCAGATTCGTTATCGTTACAGTCAGATTCGTCTAACTGGTCACGACATGCTTGAGATTGGCACTGGTGGTATTGCTACAACCAACTTCCCAGATGAACCTACTATCAGACCAGATGAAACCAAAGAAACCAACTTCATCGCTCCAGCTAGAATTTATTATGTAACTACCAACCAAGATGGTAACTTCAAGGTAGGACAGTTCTTCAAGATTGACCAGGCAACTGGTAGATCTACAATCGATGCATCCGCTTTTGACTTGACTGGACTATCAAACCTACAGTTTGCTTTAGCCGATGGAACTAAGGTTGGCGTTGAAGTCACCAAGTTTGATGCTGATGCCACTTTAGGTGGTTCTGAAAGTAGCGATTCTTTCGTTCCCACGCAAAAAGCAGTTAAAACATATGTTGACAGTAACTTTATTAGTTCAAACCAAGATATTACAGTTGGTTCTGAAGCCGTAAATAAAAACTTAACAGTAAATGGAAACAGTACTGTTAGTGGTGATATGATTATTGGTGGAAGTTTACAAGTTAGCGGAACGACAACCAGTATCAACACCACTGAACTAATCGTGGAAGATGTAAACGTCATTCTTGCTGGTGGAAACGTCACTGGTGATTCTGCTATTCAGGGTGCTGGTTTGACTATCAAAGGAACCACAGATAAAACTATATCATATGATGGTTCTTCAACTACTGGTAGATTTAATATTAGTGAAAACCTTTTACTTGCTCCTGGAAAATATATTGCTTCGAAACCAGCAGCTACCGATGGAACAGGTGCTCTAGCAACTGAAGAAATCATGATCGATACTAATGTCAGTGGTTCCACTGGTATTGGTTTAGTATTCCCAACCATTTCCCAGTTGGATATCGGCAACGCATCAACTGCTTTAACTATCGGTGCTACAACAGGAACGACTACAGTAAGAAATAGTTTGATTGTCCCTGCTGGTACTACCACATTAGCTCCTCTTAGATTCACACCAACAGCAGCAGCACTATTAACACTTCCACTTCAAGGTGGTTTTGAATATAACCAGATTGCTTTCTATGCTTCTGCGACTACTGAAGGTGGAAGAGGTATTATCCTCGCGCCACAAATCTTAAGAGCTGCTGCTGACTTCGCTCAGACTGGAACCACAAACACAGTCAGAAACGTATTCTCAGGAACAACTCAGGATGCCGCTCCATTAAGAGCAAATACATTATACAGATTTAGAGGTTGTTATTATTTTGCTAAATCAACTACCACAAGTGGTACTTGGAACCTGCTGTTTACATTCTCAAATGCTCCAACCAACTTTAGATATAACTCAATAGGAGCAAATGGACCTTCTACAACTGCATTGTTCTTCCAAAATACAACTGCAACTGGATCAACTGCTGTTACTCAAGCAGTAACTGTCACAACTGATTGTGCGATAAGATTTGAAGGTTACTTCGTATCAAACGCAACAACTGGCGGAACATTAACTCCTCAGTTTAACAAGAGTGATACTGCTAACGCAACTGTAAATACTCGCACCAACTCATACTTTGAGATTCAAGCTATGGGTCCAGCTAACCCATCGATTATTGCTGGTACTTGGAGTTGATAAATAAATAACATGATTTATAAATACCTCTAGGAAACTAGAGGTATTTTTTTATGGCTAAACCAGCCACAAGAGAAGAGTTAAAAGAGTATTGCCTCAGAAAACTTGGTGCTCCTATATTAGAAATCAACGTAGATGATGATCAACTAGAAGATCTAATCGATGATGCTTTGCAGTATTTTAATGAACGTCATTTTGACGGCATGGAAAAACTTTATCTAAAACATAAGTTTACTGCAGAAGAACTGGAAAGATTTAGAGAAGGCAATACTATTCACACATCAGAAGATGGCAGTGAGTGGGAAGAGAGAAATAACTATATTGAACTTCCAGATCATATCATTGGAATCGAGAGAGTATTTTCTTTATCAATGACAGCTCTTCGTTCTGACTTTTTTGGTTTTGGAAACCAATATTTTCTAATGGACATGTTTTCTTTGAACTCTGGATATTCTCTGGGTAATGTTGACCTAGTTAACTATTACATGTTTAAACAATATTTTGAAACTTTGGACATGGTTTTAAACAGTGGGGCGATTATTCAATGTCGTTTCACAAAAAGAAACGGAAAACTTTTTATTGATTACAATCCAAAAGTTTTACAAGAAGATAACTATTTCATTGTTGAATGTCATCGTCTTTTAAATCCAACTGATTCTCCAAAGATATGGAATGATTGGTTTTTGAAAAGATATGTCACTGCACTATTCAAGAAACAGTGGGGGCAAAATCTAATCAAGTTTAACAATGTTCAACTTCCTGGTGGCGTTCAAATCAACGGTCGTCAAATTTTTGAAGATGCTATCAGAGAAATAGATGAAATCGAATCTAAGATGATTAGCGACTACGAACTTCCACCTCTCGATGCAATAGGATAATATGTCTAAGAGCGTATATTTTCCACAATACGGTGGTGTAAATACCGAACAGAATCTGGTACAAGATTTGGTAGACGAACAAATACACCTGTTTGGTATGGATATTTTTTATGTTCCAAAAGAAATGTTGATTGATAGATCACTTAATGATGTTATTTTAAATGAGTTTAAAGAAGCTCATCTGATAGAAATGATGCTAATCAATGTAGAAGGTTTTGGTGGATCTGGTGCTGTTGCCATGAGCAAGTTTGGATTGAAACTTTCGGATGAAGTTACATTTGCTGTATCAAAAAGAAAGTGGTCTCTTAAACCAGATTTAATGAGTTCCACCAGTGTTCCTGGTAGACCTAATGAAGGTGATTTATTGTATGTTCCAATGACTAAAAACATCTATGAAATCAAGTTTGTAGAAAGAGAAGTTCCTTTTTATCAGTTAGGTAAAAACTATATCTTTGCCCTAACTTGTGAGTTGTTAGAAAATGCCGACAACATGTTTGATACTGGCAACCCAGAAATAGATGATCCAAAAAAAGAAAACTATGTATTTCCAGTTTATTTAAAAACTGGTGGTGTTGGCAACTACACGATTGGCGAAGAAGTTGAACAAACATACATAGTAGATGGTACTGCTGTTATGGTAAAAGCAACAGTTGCTGCATGGAATGCGCCATCTAGAAAACTAGATTTAACTTATGTTAATGGTGTGTTCAGACAAAATGAAGAACTCATAGGAGTAGATAGTGGTGCATCTTGGGAAGTAGATACATTCTCTACGATTGATTTTGAGATTGATGATTTTGATAATGCACAGAATAAATATTACGAAGACAAAGCCGATGAGATTCTTGACTTTAGTGAAGGAAATCCATTTGGTGAATTTGGAGATATGGGAGTATTCTAATGTTAGGTCAGTATTATTATCACGAGATTATAAAGAAAAACGTCAAAGCATTTGGCACACTTTTTAATAATATTCAAATTGTTAAACGTGATCCAGATACAGGAGAAGTTATACGTCAAGAAAAAGTTCCTCTCGCGTATGGTCCTAAGAGTAAGTTTCTAGCTCGTTTAGAACAGGATCCAAACACAGAAAGAAAAGTCAGCGTTACTATGCCTCGCATCTCATTTGAGATGACTGACATTACATATGACGCCCAAAGAAAAACTTCACCTATTCAAAAATATAAAGTAAATGATGATGGAGAGAATGTAAAAGTTCAGTTTATGCCTGTTCCATATAATCTTCGTTTTGAACTAGGTATTCTATCAAAAACTCAGGATGATGCTCTACAGATTCTAGAGCAGATTCTACCATTTTTTCAACCATCATTCAACGTTACTGTTATGATGATTCCAGAAATGGAAGAGAAAAAAGATTTACCAGTTATTTTAAATGGCATTTCATATGAAGATGACTATGAAGATGATATGATGAGAAGAAGAAGTATAACATATACTTTAGATTTCACATTAAAAACTTACATGTACGGTCCAGTTACTGATGCCGCTATCATCAGAAAAGCAACGGTATTTGAAAGTCTCGGTGATTACCAAGAGCATAGAAGGATTCTTCGTTATGACGTGGAAGCGTCAGCACTAGAAGATAAAAATAATGATGGTGTTGTTGATAACTTAGATGATCAACTATTAATGCCAGACGATGACTTTGGATTTAATGAAGGTATTGAACTACTATGAGCAAGTTTGAAGATAACATGGAAGAGATTTTTGATATAGCACCGATTGAACAAACAACTGAAATGATTACACAAGCAAACAGTGAAGTCAGTGTTGATGCCAACAAGGATTATGAATACACCAGGGGTGAGCTGTATAGACTCATATCACAGGGTCAGGAGGCGGTGCAAGGTGCCTTAGAGGTCGCGCAGGAGTCGGGGCACCCTAGAGCGTATGAGGTCGCTGTGAACGCTATGAAGCAGGTCTCAGACATGACTGATAAGTTGATCGACCTCCAACACAAGATGAAAAATCTAGGTAAAGAAGATAAAAAATCAACACCAACCACAGTCAATAACACAATGTTTATTGGCACCACGGCAGATCTTCAAAAGATGATTAAAGATGCTGCCAAGAATAAATAGAAAATAAACGGTAAATAAGATGAGGATTAAGATTCTTGCTGAAGCGGAAACGCTTACAACAACTCCAAGTGATATTAGTAAAGCAACCGATGTGTATCTTTACAACACACATTCAGATTTAACCGCAGAAGCTTCAACCAGAACAGTTTCTCTATATGAATCAGATGGCACTACGGTGGTTGGTAGTTTTGCTTTAACTGTTGGCATTCCTGTTATTATTAATAAAGATGCTGCTCAAAAGATTAAAGTTGACAGCACTGATAATGTCTCAGCTACTAAAGTTGCGTACCTAGGATAATGGCACAGTATAGTAAGCATTACGAAGATTTTCTACCACAGGAAAAAACAAATTTTGAAGTAGTTATGCTTGCCGATAACTTCGGCAATCTTACTGCTGGTACTGGTTCTACAGCTTCCGATGCTTTCGGTAGATCGAGGACTTCTAGTTTATTTACTCTCGGTGATTACAAGCACATCTATGCTGTTGATCCAAACTTCTTAGATAAGTTGGAGAATGGTGGCACTATTACGTTCCCAACAAATCAAGCAATGGGAACATTGGCAACATCTTCAAACCCTGCTTCTCGTGCTGTTCATCAATCAAAATTTTACCACCATTATCAGCCAGGTAAATCTCAACTGATTTTTAGTTCCATTACTTTCGGTTACGCTCAGCAGAATGTAACTAAAAGAACTGGATACTTTGATGACAGAGATGGTATCTACTTTGAGCAAGTTGGTGGTCCTACTTCTAACGGCACAGATAATGGCACACTAAACTTCGTGATTCGTTCTTATGTTAGTGGTAGTGTTAGTGAAGCGAATGTAGGGGATTACAAGAGAAGAGTTCCACAATCAGAATGGAACATTGATCCTTGTGATGGAACTGGTCCTTCCAAGTTTAATATCAATACTTCAAAAACTCAACTCATTTATATTGACTTTCAGTGGCTTGGAGTTGGTAGGGTTCGTTGTGGATTTGTTCATAATGGACAAATTGTTTTGGCACACGAATATTACCACTCAAACGTACTTGACGAAGTTTATATTTCAAGTCCCAATCTACCTGTAAGATGTGAGATTAAAAATACTGGATCTACATCAGGTGGTTCAATGAAGCAAGTTTGTGCCACTGTAATGTCTGAAGGTGGATATATTGAAAGTGGTATTGACTGGTCAACAAACTCTGGTTCTGCTAGAACTACATCTACTACTGCTGGAACAAGATTACCTCTTTTGGCAATCCGTTTAAAAAATACTTTCCAAGGTTATCCAAATAGAATCACAGTAAGACCAAACAATATTAGCATGTATGTGTCTACTAGTGATGTTTATTATGAGTTAATTAAAGTACCTAATGTTTCTGCGTTGGCAACAACAGATGTTGGTGGTCTTGTATGGACTCCTGTTGATGATAGTAGCGGTGTTGAGTATTGTAGAAATGCCACGTCATTTGCTGTTGGAGCTAACTTAGATGTCTTTGCTTCTGGTATTGTTGTAGCAGGAAACTCACAAAACTCATTATCCCCAGTTAATTCTGGTGAACTTACATCAGCAAAGAAAAATACTATTGTTCAAAATTTTGATTCAACTGATTCAGAGATATTCATTGTATCTATACGAACAATTGTTTCTACTGGCAATAACACTGCTAGTGCTGCTGCTACTCTACAATGGAGGGAGATTTACTAATGAAAAAGAAAGTTCCTACAGAAAAAAAAATCGCTAAGAAGCATGGCGTGTCTGTTGAAACTATTATCAAACAGGCAGAAGTTGGTTCAACTGTAGAACGCGAGCATGTGACTACCCACGAGGAAGCATATGGTATTGCACTTCAGCATTTAGATGAGTTCCCAGATTACTATACTCACTTACTTAAGATGGAAAAAGAACTAAAGGCACAACACAAAAAGAAAAGAACCGTTAAGGAGATGCGAGAGATTTGCGAAAATCATATCGCTATCGCTATGGGTAAAGAGATGGATGATGAAGGTAACATGATTCTATCTCAACTAGATCAACTTGAGATGCATTGCAAGAGACTTAGAGAAGTTATCAAGTCTCCAACCATGCAAGTCCCAGCATGGGTTCAATCTAAGGTGACTCTTGCTACAGACTACATGGATGCAGCTGCAAACTATATGTCCAGCAAGAATGAGGAAACTGAAAAAAAGTCTCTAGGCGAGTCGGCATGGACTCGCAAGGAAGGTCAAAATAAAAACGGTGGACTCAACGAGAAAGGACGTAAATCCTATGAACGTGAGAATCCTGGAAGCGACCTTAAAGCACCTTCAAAGAAGGTTGGAAATCCCCGCAGGGCGTCATTCTGTGCAAGAATGAAAGGAATGCGTAAGAGACAGAAAGATAAAAATAACACTGGAGAAGATCGTCTATCTAAATCATTAAGAGCTTGGAACTGCTGACAAAAGTATATCATTTGTTACTTGACAAACACTTCGTATCCTATATAATAACATTACCGTCTCAAGGTAAGACACATGGATACCAAAACCTGCCCTAAATGTGGGGCTTGCTGGATTGGAGGGCAACACTTCTGGGCTGGCACAAATAAGAGGGGAAATGAAACTGAACTCGCTTCTTTAGTTTGTGATAAGTTTGGAGATGATACTTGTATCAATCCAGCACAAGGAACCACCAAAGGCGATGGGTGGGAAAAGAGATTAAATAGTATGCAAGAAATCGAAAAGGATATTAGTAGAGCAAATGAGTGATGCAGTATATCTTGGTAATCCTAATCTAAAGAAAGCTAATACCGCTATTAGTTTTACAAAGGATCAAGTCGAAGAGTTTATTAAATGCAAAGATGATCCTGTTTACTTTGCAAAGAACTATGTAAAGATCATCTCACTTGATGAAGGTCTTGTTCCTTTTGAGATGTATGATTTCCAAGAGAAACTGATTGAAAACTTTCATAATAACAGATTTAATATTGCCAAACTTCCAAGACAGACAGGAAAATCGACAACGGTTATTTCCTACCTGTTGCACTACGCAGTATTCAACGACAACATCAAGATTGCTATTCTAGCAAACAAAGCAGAAACGTCAAGAGAACTTCTGTCTCGTTTGCAGTTAGCATATGAGAATCTACCGAAGTGGATGCAGCAAGGTATTGTAGCATGGAACAAAGGATCTATGGAACTGGATAATGGTTCCAAGATTATAGCAGCATCCACCTCATCATCTGCTGTGCGAGGAAACTCTTTCAACATCATCTTCCTTGACGAGTTTGCGTTCGTTCCTAACCACATGGCGGAACAGTTCTTCTCGTCCGTATATCCTACCATCTCGTCTGGTAAGACCACAAAGGTTATTATCATTTCCACCCCACAGGGTATGAACATGTTCTATAAGCTGTGGCATGACGCAGAGCGCGGCAGGAACGGCTACGTGCCCCTTGAAGTTCATTGGAGTGCAGTTCCTGGCAGAGATGAGAAGTGGAAGGAAGAGACGATCAGGAACACCTCCGAGAGGCAGTTCACGCAGGAGTTTGAGTGTGAGTTCCTAGGATCAGTTGATACGCTTATCTCGGCTGCTAAGTTGCGTTCAATGGTCTTTGAAGACCCTATACAAGATAATAGCAAAGGATTAAAGGTATACGAGGAAGCAAAGAAAGATCACGACTACATCATGACAGTCGATGTATCCCGTGGAACCAACAATGATTACTCCGCTTTTGTCGTATTCGATATTACCACACTACCCTGGAAGATAGTTGCTAAGTATCGAAACAACGAAATCAAACCAATCCTATTCCCCAACATTATTGAACAGGTTGGCAAAAACTATAACAAAGCATATATTCTAGCAGAAGTCAATGACATCGGTGAGCAGGTAACTAATATTCTTCATTACGATTTAGAGTATCCAAACATTCTAATGTGTGCCATGCGTGGTAGAGCTGGTCAGATTGTTGGTCAAGGATTCTCTGGCACCAAATCTCAACTTGGTCTGAAGATGTCGAAGGTGACTAAGAAAGTTGGGTGCTCAAACTTAAAGACATTGATTGAAGACGATAAACTATTAATCTCAGACTATGAGATTATCAGTGAACTCACTACATTTATTCAAAAGAATCAATCGTTTGAAGCTGACGATGGATATAACGATGACCTTGTGATGTGTCTAGTTCTATTCTCGTGGTTGGCGGTTCAACCTTACTTCAGGGAGATGACTGATAACGATGTTCGCAAGCGTATCTACGAAGAACAGAAGAATCAGATTGAACAAGATATGGCACCTTTCGGATTTATATCAGATGGAATCATTGACGAAGAAGAAAAATTTGTTGATGAAGACGGAAACGTTTGGTATACAGATGGATACGGCAATCCGTTTGCAGATGTAGAATATATGTTGGGTTACTGATGGACATCGAAGATCAGTTTTCACTGGAACATTTATTGTTTAAAGAAAGAACATGTAGATGTTGTGGAGAGATCAAAGATCTTTTAGATGACTATTATATTATAAGAAAATCAAAGAGACATTTACCTTCGTCATACTCTTATGAGTGTAAAGATTGCACTATCAAGAGATTGATGGCAAATAAAAAATCCCCAAATACATGGGAATATCCTGACTGGTAACTAGTTCATGCACTGTTCATGCATATTTTTTGGATTTGAAATAACCATTTTCATAAATACTTTTAGATTAAAATGAACTACTTTTCACGAGGAGAAAAACATGGCAGGTCAAGTATCACCTGGAATTGTTCTTAGAGAGCGTGATCTAACAGCACAAACTATTGTCAATACTCAAGCAAATACTGCAGCACTTGTAGGATTGTTTGAAAAAGGACCAGTTGGTGTTATTACTAATATTGCATCAGAGAGAGAACTTCTAGATACGTTTGGTGGTCCAAACAATAATAACTATCAAGATTGGTTCACTGCCGCTACATTTTTAGCTTACGGCGGTCAACTACTAATCGTTCGTATTGCAGCAACAGATTCAATCAATGCTACCGATGATGGCACTGGAGTATTGATTAAATCCAGAGAACAATACGATTCACAATACACGACATATAACTGGTTGTTTGCAGCAAAAACTGCTGGTGCCTGGGCAAATGGATTAAAGATTGCTATCATCGGAAAATCTGTTGCAAACTACGAAACAGCAGTTATCTACGAAGATGCTCAAGGCAATGATGTTTTATGGTCAGCATTTGCTTCAGATTTTGAGTATGCCGATAACGGTGCTTGTCACATCGCTGTTCTAGATTCAGATAATAACTTACTAGAACTATTTAAATATGTGTCTACAAATACAAGTGCTACTGACACAGAAGGAGCATCGATTTATTACGTTAATGTTTTAGCAAATAAATCAAGATATGTATATGCTGGAGACACATTTACACTAACTGCAGGAGTTGCCACAGAAACATTAAGTGGTGGAGAAGATGATTACGGTGCTGCTGTATCAGATTACACTGATGGTTATGATGTTTTTGCAGACACAGAATCAATCGATATCAATTTTATTATATCTGGCGGCAGTTTAGGAAATCAAAACGATACTGTAACTAAGGCTCAGGCAGCTATCTCAATCGCAACTTCAAGAAAAGATTGCGTTGCTTTTGTTTCTCCATACAATAACTTTGTTGGATTAACCTCTTCTCAAGATCAAAGAGATGCAATCATTTCTTTCTTCGATCAACTAGGAACTAGCAACTCTTACACCATTTTTGATAGTGGTTATAAGTATATTTACGACAGATATAATGATGTGTATCGCTATGTTCCTTGCTGTGGAGATGTAGCAGGTTTATGTGTACAAACTTCAGAGATTCTAGAAGATTGGTACTCACCCGCTGGAACCCAAAGAGGTAACTTAAGAAACGTTGTTAAACTAGCATATACACCTGGAAAGACAGATAGAGACAAACTCTATCAAAAGAGAATCAATCCTATCACATCGTTCCCAGGTCAAGGTGTAGTTCTCTTCGGAGATAAGACTGCTCTAGCAACCCCAAGTGCTTTTGATCGCATCAATGTTCGTCGTTTATTCTTGGCTATTGAAAGAAGAGTTGGCAATCTTGCAAAGAATGTTCTATTTGAACTTAACGACGAAGCAACTAGAGCAACATTTGCAAATGCAGTTAGCTCTTATCTAACTGAAGTTAAATCTAAGAGAGGAGTTATTGACTTCTTAGTAGTTTGCGATGAAAGCAATAATACCCCTGATGTTATTGATAGAAATGAGTTTGTTGCTGATATTTACATCAAACCAACAAGGTCGATTAACTTCATCACACTAACTTTTGTTGCTACCAGAACTGGCGTTTCATTTGCTGAAGTTGTCGGTAGATAATAAACAATAACAACTTTTAAAAGAGGTAACTAAAAATGGCAGTAACAAGTAGCATTAACACTTTTCTATCAAACGTACAGAATGGTGTAAGACCCAATCTATATGAAGTTGATTTCAACTTCCCAAATGATACAAATATTGCATCAGACGCAACTAACGAACTAAGTGGATTGATGTGTAAAGCAGCTGCTCTACCAGCATCAAACTTAGGCGTTATTGAAGTTCCTTTCAGAGGAAGAACAGTAAAGATTGCAGGTGATAGAACTTTCGATACATGGACAGCAACTTTCATCAACGACAGAAACTTCGCTATTCGCGGAGCTATGGAGAAGTGGATGGAAGCAATCAACGCACACGAGAAGAACAGCGCAAGCCTCGTTCTTCCATCTACTTCTGGTGGTTATCTAGCAGATCTGCTAGTCAAGCAACTAGAAAGAGATAACAGTGCAGGTGGTGAAGTTAAAACTGTATACAAACTATGGGGTTGTTTCCCAACCAATATTTCTCAGATTGACCTCGCATATGATAGTAATGATCAGATTGAAGATTTCACAGTTGAGTTCCAACTTCAGTACTGGACTCGCGGAGATTCTGATCCTTACACAAATGTCATTGCTGGTGCTTGATAAATAGTTGTATCATGAAACCATTTAACAATGAGTCAACTATTTGGATTTTCTATTAAGCAGGAGGGGGGATTAAAAGGTCAATCCCCTATCCCACCAAATGCAGACGATGGAGTAACCGCTGTAGCAGGCGGTTACTTTGGTTCGTATGTAGACATTGAAGGTGTCGCTCGCAATGAGTTTGAACTCATTCGCAGATACAGAGACATGGCACTACATCCAGAAGTCGATTCTGCTATTGATGAAATCGTTAATGAAACTATCGCATCCGATTTGGATGACAGCCCAGTTCAAATAGAACTATCTAACTTACAAGTTAGTGAAAGTATTAAAAATAAAATCAGAGAAGAGTTTAACTACATCAAACGTTTATTGAGTTTTGATTCTCGCTCACACGAGATTTTCAGAAACTGGTATATTGACGGTAGACTATATTACCACAAAGTAATCGATTTAAACAATCCTAAAGCTGGTATTCTTGAACTGAGATATATTGACCCGATGAAAATTAAGAAGGTCAAAGTTCAAAATAAAGACCAGAAAGAAGTAATGAGTCAGGAGACTCGCGGCACAGCACTTCAATATAACTTCGGTGAGTTTATTGAGTACTTCCTTTACAATCCAAAAGGATATATTACAAGCGCAAACTTCGATGGTAATGCCATGGCAAATGGCATGAAGATTGCTGCTGATGCTATTACATATGTTCCTTCTGGCATTCAAGATCTCAACAAAAAAATGACGTTGAGTTTCTTACACAAAGCAATCAAGGCACTCAACCAGCTTCGCATGATTGAAGATGCGCTGGTTATCTACAGACTTTCACGCGCACCAGAACGTCGTATTTTCTACATCGACGTAGGCAATCTCCCAAAGGTAAAAGCAGAGCAATACCTTAGAGAGGTAATGGCACGTTACCGCAACAAACTTGTATACGATGCCGCCACTGGAGAAATCCGCGACGACAAAAAGCATATGAGTATGCTTGAGGACTTTTGGCTCCCTCGTCGTGAAGGTGGCAGAGGAACTGAAATCACAACTCTGCCTGGTGGTCAAAATCTGGGAGAACTTAAGGATGTTGAATATTTCAAAAAGAAACTGTACAACTCACTTAACCTTCCACCATCACGTCTAGATGATGCTAACCAAGGATTCTCACTTGGTCGTTCATCTGAGATTCTAAGAGATGAACTTAAGTTTTCCAAGTGGATCGGAAGACTTCGCAAAAGATTTAGCACTATATTCCACGACACTTTAAGAACACAACTTATTCTGAAAGGAATCATTGCCCCAGAAGATTGGGAGCAAATGCAAGAGCACATTCAGTATGACTATCAGTTTGATAATCATTTTGAAGAACTTAAGCAAGCAGAACTAATGGGCAATCGCTTACAAGTTGCAACTGCTTTGGATCCTTTCTTAGGAAAGTATTACTCCATTGAACATGTTCGTCGTCAAGTATTAATGCAAACTGATGCTGAGTATGACGAGATTACTAAGCAAATGGAGAATGAGATTGCGGAAGGCAAGATTCCAGATCCAATCCACACAAACCTAATGAATGCAGCAACTTTGGAAGTGGGGGCATTGCCTCCTCCACCTCCTGCTCCAGTAGCTGCACCCAAACCTAAAACATCAGAAAAATAAATAATTTATTATAGGTAAATCAAATGGATACTATTGAAGTCGTAAACGCCGTCCGTGACGGTAATAGAGTTCAAGCACTCGATAAAATTGCTGACATCCTCTATGGAAAAGCAGCAGAAGCAATGAAAGATTACAAACAAGTTGTTGCTCATTCTTTTTTCGATCAACCAGAATCTCCTGAAGAGGAGGTAGAAGAAACACCATCAGAGGAAACAGACCAATGAAACTAATCACCGAAGCAATCGAAGATATTCAAATCCTCGAAGAAGAAGCAAACGGAAAAAAACTACTATACATCGAAGGTGTATTCCTTCAGGCAGATTTGAAAAACCGAAATGGTCGTGTTTATCCATTCGGTGTTCTTGAGCGTGAAGTTGGTAGATATAATGAACAGTATGTTTCTGCTGGTCGTGCTCTCGGTGAACTAGGTCATCCCGATGGTCCTACTGTAAATCTAGATCGCGTATCTCATAAGATTGTTTCTCTCAAAGCAGAGGGTTCAAACTTTATTGGAAAAGCACAAATCCTAGACACACCAATGGGAAACATTGCCAAATCTCTTCTAAGTTCGGGAGTTAAACTTGGCGTTTCTTCTAGAGGCATGGGTTCTATCGAAGAGAAGAACGGTGCCAACTATGTCCGTGATGATTTCATGCTCGCAACTGCTGCTGATATTGTAGCAGACCCTTCCGCGCCCGACGCATTTGTGAACGGAATCATGGAAGGTAAAGAGTGGGTTTGGGAAAATGGCATTATTAAGGAAGTTAATATTGCTAAATATCACAGATATATTTCTGAATCTACCAGAAAAAATCTTGAGGAGAGATCGTTGAAAGCATTCAATCATTTCTTACAAAATTTATAATATCATAAATAATCATAGAATAAACATATAGTAAGTATTACGAGGAATCTCAAATGTCAGATAACTTAAACGAAAAGTTTGAGGAGCTTGTAACTGAGTCAGATGTAATGACGAGTGCTCTCTCCCCAGCTATTGTTCCTGGTCAATCATCTGGTATCGGTCAATACATGCAACCCGTTACTGGTCAAGTAAGCGACGCGCAAACACGCGGCGGTCACAAAGACTCAGGATTTGAACTACCAACTTCTCTTGCTCCTGGGCAATCAGAAGAAGATAACGGTGGTTCTGATTTTGAAGATCCAGAGGGTGAGGACAATCCTGGAGCAAAAGCTGCTAAGCACAACAAAAAAGTTGCTGATGCACAAACACGCGGCAAGCACCAAGATTCGGGCTTCTCGGTTAAGTCATCTGGTTATGGCGTTGAGAATGGTCCCAACAATACAAAAGTATTTGGTATGGAAGCAATCAACTATTCCGCTGCGGAAGATGTTGCTGCCCTTACTGAAGGCGAAGAGTTCTCAGAAGAGTTTAAAGCAAAAGCAACCACAATCTTTGAAGCTGCTGTTAAGACACGCATCGAAGAGCAAGTAACTGCTATTGCTTCAACTCTAGAGGAGCAGTTCTCCGCCAAACTACAAGAGGAGATTGCATCCTTAGCAGAGAAAGTTGATGAAACACTCAACTATGCAATCACCACTTGGGTAGAAGAGAACCAAGTTGCACTCGATGCAGGTCTCAAGCTTGAGATCGCTGAAGAGTTCATGGGTGGTCTCAAAAAAGTTTTTGAAGAAAACTACCTCAATCTCCCAGAAGAGAAAGTCGATGTTGTTGAAACAATGACTGAGGAGCTTTGTGAAATGGAAGGTCGCTTAAACGAACAGATTGAGCGTAATATTGATCTTAATAATAAACTCGCTGGTTATCAAAAGCAAGTTATCCTTTCTCAAATGAGCGAGGGTCTTGTTGATACTCAAAGAGAAAAACTTGCTTCTCTTGCTGAAGGGGTGGAGTTTGTTTCTGAAGAAGACTTCAAGAACAAAGTCGCAACTCTCATTGGCAGCTACTTCCCTAAGCATGTAGTGAATGAGCAAGTACTACCTGAAGTCTCAGGTGAGCAAGGAACCGAAGAAGTATCACCAGTAATGGCTGCATACCTCCAGGCTCTTTCTCGCTGGAGCAACTGATTATAATAAATAATTTTAACCCCAATAACTCAACGGAGTAAAAGCAAAATGTCTGACACAAGAATTTTGCAGGAAAAGTGGGCACCTGTTCTAAATCACGGTGGTCTTCCTGAAATCAAGGATGCATATCGTAAACAGGTTGTTGCTACCCTGCTAGAAAACCAAGAGCGTGCTATCCGCGAAGAGCACGGTATGCTTCATGAAGTTACCTCACAGGTAAACTCATTAGGTTCCGCAACTATCGCACCTGCTGGTTCAGCTCTATCATCCAGCAACACTGCTGGTCTCGCTGGTTTCGATCCTATCCTAATCAGCCTAATCCGCCGTTCAATGCCTAACCTTGTCGCTTATGACATCGCTGGCGTTCAACCAATGAGCGGTCCTACTGGTCTTATCTTC